AAAAAGTAGTTGTTCTGCCTTGGCTCCCAAATTTAGAACACCAACATAAATCATTATCTCCAGATACCATAGCATTTCCAGATACCTGAGCATTTCCAGATACCTGAGCATTTTCAGATACCATAGCATTTTCAGATACCATAGCATTTCCAGATACCTTAGCATTTCCAGATACCTGAGCATTTCCATATACCTGAGCATTTCCATATACCCAAGCATTTCCAGATACCTGAGCATTTCCATATACCCAAGCGTTTTCAGATACCTGAGCATTTCCAAATACCTTAGCATTTCCAGATACCTGAGCATTTCCATATACCCAAGCGTTTTCAGATACCTGAGCATTTCCAAATACCTTAGCATTTCCAGATACCTGAGCATTTCCATATACCTGAGCATTTTCAGATACCCAAGCATTTCCAGATATGTTACTTTCTTTTTCAACAAAACCTCCTAGGTCCCCAATATCTGCCCATTTGGTTTTTTTAGTTGCTTTAATTTGGAATAACTTAGTTCCAAATACGTTTACAACACAATTTTCAGTTAATTCAAAATGTTTCTCCATAGCTTTATATTTTATTTGTTTTTAATTGTTATGCAAATATACAGTAGCTTTTTTAATTAGCAACTATAATTTTATTTTTTAACATAACTTTAACAAATAGAAAAAGGAGCAGCTATTAACTACTCCTTTCTCAACAATTAGAAAAACAGAAATTTAAACAAGTAATGCCTTTAACTTTTCTTTATATATATCTATCATTTCAATTAGGTCTGAATCTGATAGCTTTATAGTTTGTTTTGATTTAATAACCATTTCTTCTGCTAATTCTAAACCTAGATGTTTAGCAAATAAAAACTGCTGCCCCTGATTTGTTATATTACATCCATAACATTGTACACCTACATTATTTTCATCCCATCTAGTTGAGTAATGTCTCCTGCTCATAAAGTGACCGCATTGCATTTTTTTAATATGGTCTTTCTTACCACAAGTAACACATTGACAAATTTCATCTACTGCATCTTTACGCCTAATATATTGGCTAAATACAGTATCTAAATTTTTTACTAGTGTTGAACGTTTTACCATTGTTATATGTAGTTAAATATAAACTTATACAAATGTAACATATTATATCTTATTAGATATAATTTTATTATTAACATTATGTATTATATTGTATTTAGGTTTAAAAAGTTTAATATGATTTTCTTCTATTTTTAAAACTTCTGCATCTGTAGTTTCTGAAGATAATTTAGCTATAATAGCAAATGAATTAAATTCTTTAATACCCTCTTTATAATGCAATAAAATTCTCTCCTGAACATTATTACTTTTACCAACATAAACTATATCTGAGTTATGTATTAAGCAATAAACAAATTTATTAAAAGCAATAGGTTTCTTATTATTTAAAAGATAATGTTTTAAATCTTCTCTTTTATTTTTTAAAGATATTTTTTTCTTGACATCTATAGAGTCTTTTGTTTCTGTTTCTTTTCTAAGAAATTGTATGTTGGTATAACCTCTAGTATTATTTAACCAATTCTTATAATTGTTATATTCTTTTTCAGAAATAAAATCTTTATAAAATGTTTTACTATTACCAAAATATTTACATTTAACTATATATTTAAGACTCATATACTTTGTCGTTTTAGATTACACAAATCTACGAAAATAATTGAGTAAGTAAATAGTTTACTAAATAAGTTATTTACAAGTTATAAACATATCCTTTATACTTTCTATTTAAAAACCAAAAAATAACAACTAAAATAAAAAAAGCAACTATAAAGTAAATATATAAATTACTCTTTCTCTCTATTTTTTTATCTTTAATTACTTCTTTAGCTTTTATATTTGATTGTTTTCTTTCAATCTTAGATACTTTTATATCCTTTTTATATAAACTATTATCTTTCTTTTTTTCGTGCTTTAAAACAACGTTAAAATACTTCTTTCCATTATAGATAAATGGTTTAGCTGTATCTCTAGCTTCTACTGTAAACACTTCAGTTTCTATATCTGTTTTTATTTCAACATTAGATGTGTCAATAGTAGTAGTTAGTTCATTGGTAGTTATTTCTATTTTCTTTTCCTCTTTAGAAACTTCTACCTTTCTTGAACCACAACCTATTAATAGTAAACAAAGTATTAAGTATTTCATATTTTACTGAAGTAATTAGCAGATTCTGCTATTCGTCTTTTAGTTAATCCATTTAAAACTTTACCACCCCCTCTGTTCCATTTCAGAAACTCTTTAGCAATGTTAGCATCGTTAGGATTGTTATTTACTAATTTTAAAAGTGTAGAATTGTTAAAGTTTGATTTTCCTACATTATAACAGAATGATACCAGTGAGTTAAATTGATTTTGGTTTACGTTAGAAATAACTTTCTTTGAAACGTGTTTAGCAAACTCATCTGCTATATCTTTAAATAACTCAAAAGCATCATCTATAGTAATAGGTTTGTCCTGTAACGTTACCATAGTACCATCTGAGTAATATGTGTTACCATAACCAATTGTAGGACGTTTAGCTGAACACAAATAAGGCTTTAAAGATAAACCCTCAAAGTCTGTAATTAGTTTGTAACCTTTGCTATTTAGTGCTTTCATCTTTACCTTTTGATGCTTGAATTATTTTTATAAAAGTATATACTATTGAAGCAGATAATAAAATTATCTTTAAAATAGCTTCTACGTTTGAAAAACTTATAGCCATAACTACAGAATTTAATGCGTATATCTTCAAATCGTTATGCGACATTTTTAACTTTCATTAAACGTTCAACAATATTAGTTACTCCCTCAATTGTAATGTAAGAAGTACCTATAATTACCCAATCAGTTGATGTTATAACTCCTGAGAATAAACCTACAGAAGCTACAACAAAAACTGTTAATTTTCTACTTACCCATTTCGATAAGAATAAGTCTAATTTTTCTTTTCTACTCATTTATTAATGCAGTCAAAAACAAATTAATATCTGTAAAATATTTATCGTTAATTGAACAGCTCAAGTCTAAAAATATAGCTCCCTCGTTAGTTCCTATTAATAATTGACTATCAGAAACAATTTCTGATGATACTAAAATTCCATTTACTTCAAATGGTTCAAAACTATAGTCTAATGAATTTAGATTGAATCCATTTTTTAAAGTTGTAATATTCATAATTAAATTGATTTAGTTAAACGTGCCATTGTAGTTTTAGCACTATCTCCAGCGTAAGTTAATTGTAAAGAAAAAATAATATAATTATCTACATTTGTAGTAAAAGTAGTTGAACCCATAGCAAAACCACTAGATGTATAATCTGATATTAAAGCCTGAGAGGCTACAAAATAAGTTATTGTATTAGAGTTTATTCTAAAAGTTCTAATGCCTTGACCAAACAAAAAACCTGAATTAGCTAAAGTACCTATTAAAGTAGCACCTGTTAAAGTATTAGATGTATTTTTATAAATTCTCATCACTAAATTACCTGCCACACCTGTTTTTACAACTGAAGTAAAAGCTTCTAATATACCATTACTTGAAAAAGTATTAGCAGGAATTAATAAACTTCTGCTTAATGTTTCAGTTAATGTTCCTGTTACAGTACTTCCATCTGTAGCAGATAAAGCTATAACTGATGGATTTAAGGAAGTATAAACTTCTGTAAAGTTTTCGTTTACTTTTGTGAATGCTGTACGTAAAGCATCTCCTGTTCCATCATTTGCTGATGTTCCTATTCCGATTGTTTGTTGTGCCATTTTTTATATTATTAAATTAAAGTTTGGTCTGCTGTTATTAATGTTGAATCTGATGTGTATAGAGTTGAATCTACTGTTAAAGGTTCAGCTAAATCTTCTAATAAAGTTTCTCCACTTTCTGAAACTTCATAAACTGAACCCCATCCAATAGAGTTATTAGTTGAGCCTTGACCCCAACCTATATCATTATTTACTCCTTGACCCCATCCTATGTTATTTGCCATTTTGTATCTTTGTTAAAAATAATTCTAACTTCTTTTTATTTTCTTCTTTAGGCTTGTTATACGTGCCTACTTTCTTACGTTTCTTTTTAAAGAATCCATCCACCATAAAAATTATCTGTATCAGGGTACATATCTCCATTTGAGTTACTAGTGTACTCAGGAAAATCTACATTGTTAAAACAAATATAATCTATAAATCTTTGAGTATAGTGTTGAGCTATATCTCTCTCTTTCTCTACTAAGAAATCTATTTCATTTTTCTCTACACTTGTAGCATTTTCTGAACTATGTTTAAATACTCCTTTATTAGCTATTGTATAAGCTGCAAATGGTAAATACTGAACCATTGCAAAATGTATAAGCATAGGTTTAATATAATCAGTAAGCAAGTTTTTATATTTAACATTACCAGTTAAACTAATATCACCACTTATAATTAACGTTTGAAACTTATTATACAAATCAGTTCCTAAATAGTTTTGGATTGTTATATCCTGTGCTATTTTTATATATTGGATAAAATCATCGACATCTAAATTACCATTTAGTATGCTGAACTTCTTTACGTCTTCTGTTGAAATTAATAATGCGTAAGCCATCTTCTAATTGTTCAAGTGTTTATATGCCGTTCCGTTTTTAATCTTATAAACAACTGAAGAAGAAATACTATAAATTTCTCCAAGTTTTCTTGTTGATAGATTTGACTCTTTTATTTCCATTGCTTGTTTATCAGTTAACTTTGTTTTTATTAATCTATTTTTTACTGCGTGTATTGCATTTTCACTAACAGAACACCATTCTAAATTTTCTAATCTATTATCTGTTTTAATTCCATTAATGTGATTTACTACACATTTTTCTTTTATTCCTTTAAACGACCTTAAAACAAGTTGATGTATTCTAAAATCGTATCTTTTACCATTTTTTTTTAAGTTGCATTTTAAATAACCACAAGTAGTAAGCCTTGAATTTTTATTTTCAGATTTATATTTTCTTACACCTCCTTTATAGTGTTTTACAAATCTTTCCTTACTTCTTAAATTACCTAAATTGCTAATCTCATAACAATCTTCAAAACCTAAAACTTCTTTCCAAATTTCCATAATATTATATTTTATATAATTAAAATAAAAATACAATATTTTTGTTAACAAACAAAGACAACCCTTATAGAATTATTTAACGTAAGCTCCTCTATTTGGTGTGTCTATTGGTCTTTGTGAAACCAAAGAATCATTTTTTATAATGTAGCCATATTTTTCTGCTTTTGAAACTGCAATTCGTTTAGCCTTTGGCGAATTAACATCAATATTTACACCCTCAAAAGATGCATAAACTTGCTTATTCCAGCGATGATGGCAGAATTTTCCGCCTTTCCAATGCCATATATTATACGTATTTGCACCATCAATTCCAAATCCTTTATTTACAGCTTGCTCAGACATTCTAATTATATCTTCTTTTCTGTAAACCTTATTTGCTTCATTCATTTTTTTACAAAACAATCTACTTTTTTCAGAAGTTTCTCCTGCATAAACATATCTAGTAATGAATCTAACACCATCAATGTTTTCATCTTGCTCGGATTTTGCATTAGGTCTAGCAGAACCTGTACTAACAAAGTTATATACTTTGCTCAATAGGCTTGTTTTAGGTTCTTTTAAGAGCATTTCATTCTCTAGGTCATCATTGTCATAGTCTACTTCACTTTCGTCTATTAGAAGCCAATTTTCATTAGGTGTTTCTCCTAAATCAATTAAATCATTTGCAACCTCATCATCTAAATTATCATCACTAGAGCAACAAACTTTTGACATTTTAACCCCTGTTTCCTCTTCATTAGTTGTAGCACTACCTGTATTTACTTCAATAAAGTCTAAAGGCTGTATAGTTTTAAAGTATAGATTTAAAGATATTCCATTAATTGCTAATATCTCATCTAATGCTTCTGTTATCTCTAATTGATATGGTCTAATAACGATGTTATCAAATAATCTAGTAGCTGTTACAATCTCATCTGCATTATTACCTAAACCACCACCTGTATCTCTAATTCCTAAAAGCATTGGTGAAGTAACTCTATGCCCTACAATTAATTTCTCAAAACATTCAGTAGATAAATACTGATAATGCTCAGGAGCATCATTTAAAGGTATATCATCAACAGTAGTTTTATTTTCTGCACTTGCATTAAAAGATACAATTACCTTATCTCCTTTTGAACCTGTTAATTTACGTTTAACTTCAGATGCTACCTCTTGTCTTTTCTCTTCAGGTGGTATATTATTGTTAAAGTTAATTACTTTAGTACCACTAAAACCATTCATTACATCGTTAATCAAATAGTCTGATACTTCCTCTTCTAATTTAGCATAAGGTAAAGCACCTGAGTAATCAATAGGAGTGTAATAATGATACCCTGATACGTATGGTTTAATAACATAAATCTCTACATCTTTACCATTACCAAAACCAAAAGCAGGAATACGTTTTAAAACATCTCCTTTTTTATGTTTAGCCCAATCAGGATGGTAATACCACGCTGTAATCTCTCCTTTGTCATTACATTTCTCAGCTCTTAATGTGTGCATAGGAAAATGCTCTACAGATTTAACTTTACCATTAAAGTAAATAACCTGCATAGAAGCCATTCCTAATAACTTTCTCTCTAAAGCTACTTTACGCAAACAATCTTTTTTAACTATAGAAATCATTTGAGCATACTCATTTGGCTTTCTACTTGAATCAGTTGCATCTATACCTTTACCATAAATCATATTAGCAACACCTGTAATAATAGCGTGATTTGTATTTGAATACAAAAACCTATCAATAAGGTATTGAAAATAGTTATTATCGTCTCCATATTCAACGAAATCATTATTCTTTGATTCAGTTATAGTTGGAGAATTATAAGAGCTTAAACTTAAAATGTGTACGTTATTCATAAATTATAAATTCGTTATCTGAAGTTCTTTGTGTGTAAACATCTTTGTTTATACTAAAATCCTCAATTATTTGATTAGTACAAAATACTTTATCTTTGTAAACTACATCAGTACCATTTAAAATAGTTAATGTGTAGAATTTATTTTGTTTTATCGGGAATACCAAACTAGTAGTTGCGTAATATTTATCAATTGAAAATACACACTCGATAGTTTCCTCTGTATTTGTTTCTTCATCTCTTAAAACAATAGCATCTGCTTCTAAACCATCAATAGTGGCATACAAGTTCTGTGCTGCTCCTTGCTCTTTTAGAATTATCATTGTTTTTGTTTTAAAAATTAAAATGTTAAAGTTTTGTTAATGGTGTTTTTTTTATTATAAAAGTTTATATATTTGCTAAAACAATTAAAAAATATATTATGGAAATTTTAGATTATAACAGTGTCGAACAAATTGAAAAAAGAGCTGAAGAAATGCGTTTAAGAATGGATAGAGCATTTAGAGAAGTATTGCAATTATCTTCAACTAAAGAAGTAAAAGCTTGTTGCAATGTAGCTATAAAACTTTTATTAGCAAATGATAATTCATCAACTAAAGAAGAGTCTGATAACTACTTTAAATTTTGGCTTTCAGTAGCTGATAAAATAAATAAATAATTATGATAATTAATAATGTAGATATAGAGTTAATCTTTAGAAAGTATTATACTTTTGGATTAAATAGAATAGGTGGTGATAGTTTTTCAGAATACGAGTGCTGGAAATTATCACTTTTAGAAGTTGAATCAATATTAAATGTAATAGATTTTGAAAATGCTAATTATACTTATTATTTAAAGTTAAGAGATTTACTTAAAAATAAAATAAATAAAGTAGATAAACAAGATGAAGTAGAAAATTGTTTATATGATTATTAAAATAAAAAAGGGAGTTTTTAAACTCCCTTTTAATTTAAAATTTAACAGATAAAGCTCTGTTTATGTCTGTTTTGTTTTTATTTAATTTAGTCAATATTGAATCTAAATCTTTAGATTGATTTTCTAAACCTAAATCTTTTAAAGTTTGTTTAGCTGATATAATGTCTTTTTCAATTTTACTATATTTTTCTAAATCTTTTTTTAAAAAACTTTGTAGGTTTTGAGCAGATGCTACATCATTCCAAAATTTATCATAAATATCACCAAAACTTTTAGCTACAAAATCATAGTCTGATTGAATGTCTTGCAATAAACCTAATTCAACTTTTTGAGTACCTAAAAATAATTTATTACCTATCTTTTTTAATTCAGGTGTCATATTATAAAGTTTTAAAAAGGGGCTTTTACACCCCTTTGATTATTATGAACCAACAACTACAGTAAATCCTGCAGCAGTAAGTGTATCACCAATAAAGTTAGCAGGTACTTGTTCCATTCCTGTTAAAGTTAAAGTATAACCACTTAAATCTCCCATAGCACCACCTGTAACAATAGTACCACCTGTAACATCCATTCCGTGCTCTAAACCTGCATAGAAGAAATTACCATTGTTATCTTCAACGATAACCTGAGGACGACCGTAAGCCATCAATTTCAATTCTTTGTGGTCTTTAATAGTTAATTTTTTGAAAGTCAATTCTAATACTTGCTCAAAGAATGTTGTACCATTCTCTCTAGAGCTATTTACGTTTTGGGTAAAAGTAGAAGCACCTTTTAAATCGTATTTGTAAGCAGATGGAGTACCTGCTACAGCATCAATTACATCGGTATTTGTAACATCGTAAGTATATCCAGTTGCATCTCCGTAATTAACGAAATAAACAGCTTTCAATCCACCTACTGAATCTTTACATACTTCTAATCTTCCACTTGATAAATCACAAGCCATATTGTATATATTTTAAAAGTTAAAAAAAAGGGTGGCGTTTTATTTCACCACCCTTGAGAATTATTTATTTTATGCTAATTATGCTGGAGTATAAAGTACGATATCAGAACCAATTCCGTATTGAACACCTGCTGTAAATCTCATAACGATTCTTACATTTTGTGAACCATCCAATTCAGACATATCAATTACTTTAACTTCATTGTGGTCAGCTAATAAACCTGTACCGAAATAAAGGTTAGATTTTTGTGCAGCCATCATATAGTTATCAGCAAGTCCGTTAGCAACAAAGATTTTAACACCATCAAAAGAAAGTGAACCATTGTTGAACCATTGAGTACCCATTGCGTTAGTTCCGTTAGCTCCTAAACCTGAAGCACCGAATCCACCCAAAGCTCTTACGTAAGCTCTAGCAACGTTTTGAGAAACATAGATATACAAATCTTCTTGACCGTATAATGCGGCAGGGATAACATCAACTACTTTACCTAATTCAGCAATAACGTTAGAAGCAGTAACTGTAGTACCAACTACATCAACAACTGTAGCGTCAGCAGTAGCTAAAGCAACAAATCCATCAAATTGACCTGCAGTAGCAGTAGCACCTCTCCAGATAGAAATCTCATTGTTTTGAGCAGCTTTAGCAGCAACGTGAGCTAATAAGAAATCTTGGAATGATGGAGGTAATGTATCAAATGCAGAGTATCCCATTTGGATAGCTTCCCAATCTGAACGGAAATCTTTCTTACAAAGTTGTAAGTTAATTTGAAATTCCTCAGGTTGTAAAATTCTTTCAGTTAAAGTTACAGTAGAAGTAGCATCGAAATCACAAGTAGCATTTTTAACTAAATCATTAGTTGCTAATTTTTTGATAACTTCTTTGTATTTAACATTTGGTTTTACTTCAATACCACCGTTTTCGATAGTAGAAGCAGACAATAAAGCTGCAGAGATATATTTTCCTGCAAACTCTCCTGCGTAAGTAGTCGTTATCGACGTAGTTGTTGCCATAGTTTAATTTGTTTTATTTAAAGTTTGAAATTTTGTTTAATACAGAATCAAAAGTATTTTTAGTTCTGTTTTGAGCGTAAAGGTTTACATCTCTTTTAGTTGTTGCATCAGGATTGTGAGTTAAAGGTTCAGCTGATAATTCAACTACCTCTACTTCTTTAGAAGATGCTAATTCAGTTTTTAAAGCTTCAATCTCTGCTTTTAAAGCATCTACATCTTCTTTTGAAAAATGTGATTCTCTAATAGTAGACTCAATTACTTTTTTAGGTGTAGCAGTTTCTGCAGCCATTTCTTCCTCAGCAGGAGTTGCAACCTCTTCCTCATTTGCAGGCATTTCTTCCTCAGCAGATTCAATAGCAGCAATAATACCCTCTTCATCTACTTTTAAAATAGTACCATCTTCTAGCTTGTACTCTCCAACAGGCAATGCAACTCTATCCTCTTCATTTACGATGAAAACACTAGCACCTGCTTCAAATACTTCTGCTTCGATAATAGTACCATTGTCTAAAGCCATCTGAGCGAGTTTTACCTCCATACCCAATAAGGTTTTAATTTGGTTAATTACGTTTGACATAGTTATTTAATTTAGTTAACTTTATATTAAAATAAAAAAAAATCATATTGTTATATTTTTATCAAATGTTAAATAAAAGTTAAAATGTGTTTATTGTTTAAAAAGTTTATATATTTGTAAAAAAATATTATGACTTATCAAATTATTCCAATTATTATTATATCTTTTTTTTTAGGTGGTTTATATTTTAAAACACTTTATAAAAAAGAAATAACAAAAAAATTAAAAGAAGCATCTAAAAAATCAGATGAATCATTATTAGATTATACATATAATTATTTTAAACTATGAACGCAAAAGAACAAGCAAAAAATTTAGTTAATAAATTCAAAGAATTATACGATTACGAAAGTTTAGCAAAAGATTCTGCATTAATAACAGTTAATGAATTAATAAAATTTACACAATACTGCTCTGAATTTGGTGGTGAAATATTAGGCGACACAAAAGAATATTGGGAAATAGTAAAAATTGAAATACAAAAATTATGAAAGAAAGTTTTGAAAGTTTTAGAATAATGTTAAATGAATTAAATTCATCTATTAAATTAAATGAAATAAGAAAAGATAAAATAGAAGAATTAGAAAAAGAAGTAGAAGAATTAAAAAGACAAAATATTCTTTTAAAAAAAGATTTAATATTTATGAATACACTTAAATATTTTAAATAATGTACACAGGTATATCAAAAGGAATTAAATATAAATTATTAAAAGCAGATTTATCTAATAATACAGGAATTACTGAGGAAGTTTGGTTGTTTCCTGTTTGGTGTAAATTTGAAAAGATAATAAAAAACCCACCTATTAAAGTGGGTTAATTTATTTAAAACAAAGGAATATCTTGTTGTATTTTCATTAAAACAGGATTAAAGTTTTTTGATAATTCTTGTTCTTTATCAATTATATCTTCTTTAGATAATATTTCTTTTGGCAATTCTAATCCTAATTCTTTTGATTTATTTTTTAAATCAATAATTAAAAGTTTTGATTTATTTAAATAATCTCTATAATTTTGAATAGCTATTTTAGAGTCTTTTACTGCTATAATTAATTTATCAGAATTTTCTTTATATTTATTTTTATAATTTAATGCTTCTTTAAATAATTTGTCAATATCATCAGTTAAAGCTAATTCTACTTTGTGTGATTCTAATTCTACATTCAAACTTTCGTTTGTAGTTTTGAAAAGTTTGTTACCTACGTTTTTTAATGTGTTCATTTGTTTTTATTTATCCGTTAATACTTATTATTGTTCTAGTTCCATCTACGTTATTTATTGTAGGCTCTTCATTTTGTCCTACTAATGCACCTACTCCTTGAGCTTGCAAATCTCCATTACAACATTCTTTTTTGTAAGTTCCATCTTTACATAGACAACCTCTTTTGCCACCTTGTGGACTTGTTTTACTTTTTGTAGCTTTCATATTATACGTTTTTAAGTATTTCTTTTATTTTAGATATTAACTCTTCTTCTTCAGTTACTTCTTTGCTTAACTCTTTTTTCTTTTCTAGCTTATCACAGAAATATCCTTCCAAACTCAGACCTTTTACTTTTCCTGTTTTAACGTAATCATTCCAAATTTCATCATTATCTACTTTTATAGATGCCATCCAAGTACCTACCGGTACATTCAAATTATAAATAGAACTTTTATCTTTTTGTAAGTCCTCAACAATCCAACTTTCAACTACAGTTAAACCTTGAATAGGTGTAGAATGTTCTAAAGTCCAATTTGATTGGTTGCCATTTTTAAAAAACAATTGAGAAGCTTTTACAACAGTATCTTTTGAAAAGTATATGTAATACTCATCCTCTCCATTTCGTCTATAAATAGGCTTCTCAGGAATTAATACTGCACCCATTAAAATACGTTTCTCTTTTGATACCTCTGCTAGCTTAACCTCTTCAGATTTTAAAGCAACAAAATCAGATTCAATTGCAGGAGTAGCTACCACACTGATAGCTTCTACACCGCTCATTTCATCTTTATCATCTATAATTAATTCTATTAAATTCATTTGTTTTTATTTTAAAAATTAATATTTATTTTTTTTGTTTTTATAAACTTGCATTATTTACAATTGACCTATCTAAAGCTTGTTGTGTTGTTACTTGGTTTGCAACTACATAAGCCTGTACAGGTTGTTGACTTCCTAGAGTAGCAGCAATTTGATTTACTCCACTATTACCAATTACGTTAAAGTTAGGAGCAGGAGCAGCAGAGCCACCAATACCTCCTAAAGATGGAACAGAACCACCACCTCCACCTGATGGAGTTTTAACAGATAGAATTTTCTTTACAGCTAACAATCCACTTGCACCTGTAACAATAGCCTGAGCAATAGCGTAACCTGGAATAGGAACACCAGAGAACGCTTTTAATTGACCTGCAATAGCAGCGTAAGTTGATATAGTTGCTGCCGCTACAGCAGCTACTTTCCCTGCAGCAGTACTCTCTCCTAACTCACTTGCTGCCATACTTAAACCACTTGAAATAGCATTTAACATAGCTAATTTAGCTTCTTTCTCTTTGTCATCAATAGACATTCTAGCCTCAGAATACTGCTTTAAAATAGCGTTTCTTTGCTCCTCAGATAAGGCTGTATCTTCTAATAATAATCTCTCTTGCTCTGCTAAAGCTGCTCTTCTAGTTTCAAAAGTTAAAGCCTCGTTATCAATTAATAATTGTTGTTTTTCTACTGCTTTATTTCTTTTGTTTTCTGCAATAGCATCCTCAGCTAAAATAATTTGTTGGTCTAACTCTTGTTTCTTTAATGCATATTCATTCTCAGCATCTACCTTCGCCTGAGTACCTGCATTAGCTGAATCAATTACATTTTGTAATCTTTCTAACTCTAACTTTTTATTTTGCTCTAAAGCATCTTTTTTAGCTTGTAGTTGTAGCTCTTCATTCTTAACTCTTTCTGCTGCGAAATTCTTTTCATTAATAGCTAACTCAGTTTCTACTTCCTGTTTAGTTTTAGTTAAATCTATTAACTCTTTATTTAAAGCTAAATCATTTGCTTTTTGCTCAGAACGTAAACCCTCAATTTGTGCTAATACTCCCTCTCTATTTGCTAAAGCATTTGTTAAGGCTACCTGATTTTCTATACTTTTATTTTGTGATAGTGTAGATTGTGCTGCTGCTATTTGTGCATCAGCTTGTCCAAGCATTGCTTGTTGTTGGCTTTCTAAAACTCTCTTTAAATCGTTATTAGCTTTTATTCTATCCTCAACACTATTGCGCTCTTCATCTCTAACTTGTCTTAATTTCTCAGCTTGTCTATCGTACTGCTCTACTAATCTAGCCTGATTAGCTTCTGCTAGTTTTGCTGTGTTTTGTAATTGTACATTTGCCTTTGCTTGCTCATAAGCACCTGCTACAGATATTTTAGAAATACCATCTATACTACCCTCAACTACAGACGCAACCTCTCCAGCTGCCTTACCTATGTTATCATAGACTTGCTTACCTGCGGCTACTGCATTATTACCTACATCTTTTAAGGCTGTTTTAGTTTCATCAATTCTTTTTGTTAATGCTTTAATTGTTTTTGGGTCACCATCTCCAAATAAGGACTCTTCCCACGCTAATCTAACCTCATCTATAGTTAATTTAATACCATAGAACGCTAATTTTAATGGAGTTAAACCTAAAGTAAGTAAACCACCTATAGTCTTTTTTAAACCATCAAATCCGTTAGAAGATTGACCAACTTTTTCAATAACAGAAACAATAACATTTGTAACCTGAGAGAATACATTTGCTACAGTACCCATAACAGCAGCGAAAGTATCAGCTACTTTTTGGTTACCCATAAACACATCTTTCAAAGTACTTAATGCACCGATAATTAAACCGATACCCATAGCTTTAATAGCTAAACCTACACCTTTAAAACCCTCAGATAGTGATTTAGTAGATTTTTCTGTAGACTCTACACTATTCTCAATATTATTTATTGACTTGGTTGCTGTTTTTCCTAAGTCTTTAAACCCATCTATTAATTTGTCTACATCCTTTTCTGCTGCTGATGCATTTACATCAATCTCTATAGTCTTTCGAATCGCCATTTTATTGCTTGTTTAAGTTCGTTAAAAGTTTCAGGTTGTTTGTATTTTCCTTTTGCTATAGCTATAGCTTCTGATTCGTTACCCTTTAATAATGGTAACATTTCTAAAATATGTTTAAGCATTTTGTGTTATGTAAATTACGTCATCATTACTAGAAAGTAAATCGCAAACAATTGCAACACCCTCATTATTTTTATTCAAATGAATATATATCTTTTCAGCATCATAAGTGATAGTATTTACTTGAGAAAATACATCATTTCTAACACCCCAAGTTAAACCCTCACTAGGTATGTAATCTAAAACAATATCCTGCTCATCACTACTAAAAGTAAATCCTAAATTATTATTAGGTAATACACTTCTAAAATCCTGTATCAATTCAAATTTAGTTTCAAATGTATCTAGGTCTGTAGTGTATTGGTTTATGATATAACGCTTATCTCTAATTACAATCCTATCATTTAATTTCAAGTTGATTAACTTTGTAAAAGGCAACCTCATAGAAACTTTAACCATTCTAGATTTTAAAGAGTAAAGGTTGTTTAAATAAGAAAAATAATAATTGTAAAACAAACTATTATTAACCGTATTATTAGAATACAAACTATATTCTAAACCCCAATTTAAACTATTTAAAGCGCCTGTATAAACTACATCCTGCCCAAACGCATTATAGCTAGTTACATCTACAGGAGAACCTCCATTTTGTATTTTAAAAGTGGCTGTTACATTCCCATACAAATAAACTATAATTGGTTTAGGTATGTAAGTTTTATAATCAGGAGCTGTTTGTAAAGAGTAACCAACGTTTAAATTACCGCCATCTAAATTAGCAAATTGTAAATCCTCAAATGGTAACTCAATCGTGTAATCTGAACCATCACTTGAAAACGTATATGTTAAATCTCCGTACTCTCTAGAAAATAAATTAGTAAAGTTTCTATTTACAAATGATTCACATTTTTGATATTTAAAATCTATCTTTTTGTATGCTTTAATTCTTTCAAATTCTAAATCTGTAAATGTGTACTCGCTAAAATCTTTTATCTCTCCTGATTGATACCAATTTTCTAACTGCTCAATAGTATAGATAGTTTCATTTTTAGAAAACGCTGTTAAGTTAAACATCTTTAAAACCCCACTAAAGAAATCCGCTATTTTCATATCAGGCATAAATGCAGTCAAATCTAATAACGATGTGGTTGTAAGTGTATCATTAAAAAATACAAAATCATTTGTACTAACATATCCGCTATCTTCATAAGATACGCTTTCCTCAATAGTTAAATTAAAAGTATCAGCTACATCCGTTTGAATAGTAAAAGTGTAAGTCCCTATATAAGCTTCGTTTTGACTTGGGTAATTCTGTGTAAAGATATTTACTAATGTAGCACCTACTCCACTTAATTGACTATAAGGTAAACCATTCTTATATACATTTAAAATAAAAGTAACACCTGCAGTAACGTTTACATTTGCAAAGAAAACTCTACCTGTGTCACTTCCACCTATTTCTAAAATATCAACGCTTACATCAACTGGAAGTATGCTAGAACGCTGTATAAATGTTTCTTTATTCTTTAACCATAAATAAGCATCAGTAAATCTAGTTTGAGATAAAAAGTTACCTGTAAAGCTTACGCCATACTTTGTAGCAATTGCATCAAATACCCTAGCTATTTTAACTGCAGGGAACAATTCATTTGTATGTATTGCGTGTGTTCCGCTTGTAATATCATTTGAACCTGCACCACCGTGTTGCCAAACACGCTCACTAGATATTAAAGGAAACATTACATCCTCATTAACGTTGTTCTGAACTCTATCTATCACAGCTGAGCTAGAATAATTAAAACTATAATCGTTAATATCAGTTAGAGTAGATAACTTATCCTCTCCAAATTTATCCTTTAAAGATTTTAGTACACCATAGAAAGTTAGTTTGTAATTCTCTACTCTGTTATCTTTTATTGATGCTCCCTCAATTTGCCAACGACCTACTCTAAATAAAGCGTCATCAATTTCAATAAAACCATCGTATCTAACTCTTTGGTCAAAACCATTCTCTACTGCATTTTCATACCAGTGCTTAAACGTTTCGTTATTTGCAGCTGTTGCCGGAATAGTAAACGATTGACTAAAATCTGTAAATATCTTTGATATATCATTTACATTTTGAATAGAAGATGTTATACTTATTTTTTCGTCATTAAACAACTCAATACGTTTAGCAGTATTTACATACGTAATAGTTTCAGAAAGTATATCTGCTGTGTATAAAGTAGTATCAGCTTCAACTATTGTACCATCAGCAGTTAAAGCAGGAGATATTACTTTTTCGGGTGTATATATGTATAATGCTACTACCATTATATAACGTTATTAATTAAGCTAAATGAATACTCAAACTCTACCTCGTAATTTATATTCTTATCGTTTAAAGATGATTTTAAAGTAGTTCCTTGTGTTTTTAATATAACAGGTTTATCGTCTAACAATATAGTCTCAGATAGCATTAAATCCTGTATCAGTTCGCTATAAGATTCATCTACCCAACCTGTGTTAGCTTTTACTGTTTGCATACCATCTCTATTAAAAGAATGTTTTTGTCCTTTTAAAGGGTCGTAATTCCAGCTGCTTGGTAACATTTTGTAATCATTACCTTTTGTATCTATTGCTGTAGAATTAGATTTAAAGAAAGTAAGATATTCCCAACCTCCAAATCTGTTTATAAACGTGCATACCATTGGCGTATATTTTGGCTCGCATACTTGCTCTACATTTATAACTGCAAAACTATCTTCTTGAGTTAATACAATCCTATCAGAAAAAGTATCATCATAAATGAAAGGTATTTTATAATTATAAATCTCTTCTGCAGTTAAAAACAAATCTATACTTGCAATCCCTTGATATTCTATATTTAATGGAAACTCAGGGTCACCTAAAATTAAAATATTAAAATATCCGCAACGTGTATTATATTTATGTGTTATTGCATTATTATACAAAACAACTCTCGACTGTTCAGATACTAAATTATTAGCCCCATTCATATAATTAGAATAACCCTCAACACCGATATAATCTAAAGTATCTAAAAGTGTGTAAGTAGTTCCAATTAGCTTATAACGTTTTACTTTAACAAAGCACCAAACGTTATCATTCTCAACAGCTGGTACGCTTGCATCCTGTGGAGCAGTTATATCAATACTCTCTAAAATATACTGAGAGATATTATAAACGTTTTCTCTATTCAAAGTACTTGAAATAGATTTAGCCAACGTATAAGTTGGTGTAGTCGGTTCTGTTTCTCCTTTATGCCAAATAAATAACTCTACTTTAGAGCCTACTTGATTTGCCTCGTTTATACTAATTATATAAGGGCTTCTTGCTGCTATTACTTTCATTTCTTTAATGTATATTTTAAAAATTGTTCTACGTCTAATCCGTATGCTTCTACTAATTCATCAGGTAATCTTTCAAATGCTTTCTCAAATGGTCTAGTAAAAAATAAACTAGGTCTTATACCTTTGTTGTAAACAGAGCGAGTAATTAAAAATGCTGTACTTTGATAGCTTAAAAACTTACCACTCTTTCTATCTCTGAATTGTATTTGCTTTTGTTGTACCCATTTAGAAATACCATCTGTTAAACCTCCTTTTCTACCTGTACCACTTCCAAACTTAAAAGGGCTATCAGGTGCTTTTGATGAACTCTTTTTACCTTGTACACCTTTATCTACATACTCCCCATATTCAGTCATTAGAAACGTTAATCTAAAGCTATTAGCACCTACTTCTATTTCTTTATCTAAACTATTATAAAGAGCTTTAGTATTTGATTTATTGCTTTTAGATAAGTTACTCCTGCTCTGCTGTATTACATACTTTGCAAAGTCATTAAGGTACTTATATGTTTCATTTGGTTTTTGCATTAGCTACACACAGTCATATCATTTCTTACTAATACATCAAACGTTAAAGCCCATCCTGCTAAATCATTTTCAAATCTTTCTGTAAATGGTTCAAATGTAGGATTGCCTGTTAGTTCCCAAAAGTCATCTCTTAAGTCTCCTCTGTTTAATCTATCCATAACTCTAGTACCTACTAACATCTGAGTGTTCCAAATATCTACTCTATTATCTGTATCTTTTTGGTTGATAATATCCATTAGTAAAATAGTTATATTGAAATTTAACACGTTACCTTGATGCGTAACCTGATTCATTATAATATGGCTCAATGGGAACATTGTTTGCTTGTTTAAATCTACAGCAAATATATCTCCCTCAGTAACTGTATTTACAAAAGGCTCTTCTAACAAAGCTTCTTTAATCTCTTTAATAATTCTATACACCATTTCTTTTTATGTTTTTAATTTCTATTTCTGTTTTTTCTTTCTCAAACATTAACCAAGTCATTAACTGGGTAATTGGAAGTTTGGTAATTGCATTGAACCTGAGTATATCTCCTTGAGCTGCTGCGTAAATTGATTGATACCAACCCCATTTTTTTCCAAAACCTGCTTCGCCTGTTCCGAGTGTTGAACCTCTCTCTGTATAAAGTCCGTCAAAGCGATTCCGCAATCGTTCAGCAAAGTCCAAAAAAAAAGCATAGAACCTAGTGCAACATCTAAAGGCATATATTTTAAAACCTCAGAATACTTATCTGCAGCTTCATATTCCTCAATAGAATACAAATCCTTAACTTTACTTTTAATTGGTCTGTAAAGTACTGCCATAGCTTTATGAAGCGTTTCAGTATCACTCAAGTAGTTTTCTAAATCAATAAATTCACCTGAGGTAATATCTTCTAATTTAGGAATGAATCCAAACTCATAAATACCTAACTTAAAAGTCTTAGTTAGTTTAGGTTTGTGTTGTAGTACATTGTTTATATCTGAAAGTAATTCATCTATATCTGTAGCTTTAATCTTTGCAACGTTTTTAAGTTCTATGTTGCAGAATATCTCAATAGTCTTTTGGTTTACAAAGTGGCTAGGCTCATTATCTTTAATAAGCTTCTCAAATCTTTGGTATTGATATAAAGTAATTTCGTTTAAAGTTTCAGGAACGTTAATATCTACTTTCATTTTTTATTTTAAAAATTAAGTAAACAGCTATTTGTATAAAGTACTTATTTGTGAAAAACACTTACAAGTGGTGAAAAACACTTATAAAACGAAAAAGGTAACCATTTCTGATTACCTAATTCACTTATTAAAACCTAACACTAATTTTATCGTATAACTCGTATATCTTTTTAGAAACATCATCCTGCTTATATCTATCAGTTCCTAGTTTCTTTTTACCATTCATATCTATTTCGATGTTTACATATTGTAGTTTCATCTTACCGGCATAATAGTATTCACTTGTTAAAGTTGGATAAATCCTTATACCATTATCTAAACATTTCTTAATGTTATTTATGTTCATTTTTATTAAATAAAATTAGCACCCTCTTTCTTAATTGACAAGAGTAGGGTCACGTAGTTAAATAAAGTTAAAAGCTTTGTTGGACGCAGTCTTTGATGTTTGATAATTTTTAACTGTGTAATCTAAAATTTATATTTAACTACTTGCTGAGAACTCATTTGTGTTGCTGACTTCAAATTCAGATTGATATATTTCCTTTCTCAAGGGAACAACACATCTACCATTACTGATAGTATCTTTATGTAAATTATTAGAGGAATATTAAGACCATATGTCACTTAGAGCGCACGCTGAATTACCCCTACACATCCATTTCTAATCCTGTATTTCAAGGTAGCGTCTTATTCATAATTTACAAAGGTATTCAATGTTTAACCTTAGTAGTCAGGACAGGATTCGAACCTGTATATACCTAGACGTTATTCACATTTCTGCTTTAGCCTCGGTTTCTAAGTAGGGTTACCATTCCGCCACCTGACTATTTATGATTTATATTTTCTCTATTTCTTTTTTAACTTCTTGCCAATATTTTCTTTCTTCAAATGTTTCAAATATTTGTTCTATTGTATTAAGTATCTCGTCAACCGCTGTTAATGCACATTGTTTGGCTTTAAATAAGTTTAACCCGCTTCCTTCATAATCTAAAACATTAAGTCTAAAATTATCTATTAATAGTATTGCTTTTTCTTTTGGTGTCATAACTTTATTAAATTTTAGTAGTTAATTTAAAGTTAAAATGACTATCTGCTATCTTACTGTTATTTGTGTAGCAAGTAATATTAATACATTCTATTCCGTTTTTTTGTTTGTCTGATTCTATTGTAGCGACTGTAAAAACAAAACCTTGTTTTTTAAATGTATCTCCTATTTTTAAATCGTTAGCCGTTCTCATAATTTCTATTTTTTAATTGTTGTTATCTGAGTACAAATATACATCAGTTTTTAACAATACAAAACTATTTACAAATTTTAACAAAACTTTAACATTTACACCATTCTAATATACAATAGATTTTTATTAGCTATTTCATACATAGCTTTCATTTTCTTAATCTCTCCTACGTTTCTAGGTAGTCTTATGTTTACATTCTTATC